GAGTGCTTGAATTTACAGTTACCGATTCAAGAACTTTTGCATCTAGCGCAGGGACGCTTATTGGTGCTGATACTGGTGGAAGATTCTTTCCTAGCGGATACATATCAAACGCACGTATAGTCAAAGGCAGGGCAGTCTACACATCTGCTTTCACCCCTCCGACAACACCTTTAGGCGCAACCTCGGGTGGGCAGAACCCACCGCAGGGAACAGAAACGTCTCTGCTCACCTGCCAATCCAATCGCTTTATAGACAACAGCACAAACGCATTTGCCATCACTCGCAACGGTGATGTGCGTGTAACCCCCTTCAGTCCTTTCGCACCCTCTGCTGCTTACGATCCTGCCGTGAATGGCGGGAGTGGGTATTTCGATGGTACGGGGGACTATCTTTCTATTGCGGATAACGCTGCATTTGAACTAGGCAGTTCCAACTTCGCAATTGAAGCATGGGTATATCCTTTAGCGTTACCAGGAAATAATGCTATTGCCAATGTTGCGTCTCAATACATAACTACCGGATCAAGATCATTCCTTTTTGCTTTATATAATAATGCTGGAACCATGCAACTATTATTCCAGCCTGTAAGCGGATCAACAGATACAGCAATCTCACAAAACTTTGCTTTCAAAATTGGAGAGTGGGCGCACATTGCCGCTGTTCGATCAGGCAATAACATAACTTTGTACGGCAATGGTGCTTCTCTTGGGACAACGGCTTATTCCAGCACTATAAACAATGCAACAGGATCGTACCTTGTAGGCGCTAGGTTTAACTCGTCTTCTGTTGCGGAGTTACTTTTCAATGGATATATAGCAGGGCATCGTTTAATCGTTGGTTCTGATACAGCACCCTCTGGTATACCTACAGCCCCACCAACAGCAATCACCAACACCAGCCTCCTCTGCAACTTCACCAACGCTGGCATATTCGACAACACAGGCAAGAACAACCTAGAGACAGTCGGCAATGCTCAGATAGACACCACCACTAAGAAGTTTGGTACAGGGTCTATGGAGTTTGATGGGACTGAGGATTATTTAATTTCTCCGGCGTCTCCTGAGTACCAGTTTGGGAGCGGAAACTTTACGGTAGAGGCGTGGATTTACCCAACTGTTGTTGGCGGCGGCACACTCACTAGACAAATTGTCGGTACACATGGATTTATTGGATCTCAAGATATGGGGTGGGGGCTTGGTATAAATCCATCCAGTAAATTGACTTTTTATATGTGTTTATCTAACTCTTGCCAAGTAGTAACCGAAACTGGTACGCGCTCCACCAATACGTGGATTCATGTTGCCGCAGTTAGAAGTGGAACAACGCTAACTTTGTACGTAAATGGGGTAAGCGTTGGGTCTGGCACTGTGTCTACAAACGACACTGTGGCAACAAGACTAAAAATCGCGTCGGATGAGGCCAATTCGCTATCGCCAACCATCGGGAACTCTCAGGTTTCGTTCAACGGCTACATCGACGACCTCCGCATTACCAAAGGTGTGGCTCGCTACCCAACAGAGCCGTTCCCTACTAAAGCATTCCCAGATTTGTAATGGAAAAATTTTGCACAAAATGTAAACAAACAAAAGATGTTTCTTTGTTTTATAAAAATAGTTGCACTAAAGATGGTAAGTCATATTGGTGTAAAGTATGCGCCAATGAGTATATAAAACACTATTACAAAACAACATCATTCAGACAGTATGTTTTAGATAAGTCCAAGCAAAGACAAAAGGAAAAAGCAAAAGAAGTTTCTGAGTACAAAAAACAATGGCGGCAAAAAAATATAATTAGATTGTTAGATTACGACAAACAAAGATACTTAAAGTCAAAGCATGTTTATATAGAAAGAGTTGCTAAAAGAAAAGCTAAGAAATTACAGGCCACACCTAAGTGGGCAGATGTCAATCTTATGCGAGCTTATTACGCCATGTCTAAATTGCTAGATAAACTTAATCCTTTTGTAAAACATCATGTTGACCACATTGTTCCGCTACAAAATAAATTTGTGTGCGGTTTGCATACGCATACAAACTTGCAAATTTTAACGGCAAAACAAAATATGGAAAAGTCTAACAAGTTTAGTATTAATCAATAAGGAGTAGTTCATGCTTATCTACAAAGACGGGCAAGTAGCCCATTACAAAGAGATCTTTAGTAACACCAGCTTCTCCGCATCTGGGCCTAGCGATGAGTTCTTGGCAGAGCAGGGGGCGGTCAAGGTCAATGTTTTTAAGGATCACAATAGAGCCACGCAGAAGCTCGTTTCTGCCGAGCCTTATGTCGAGGATGGCTGGTGCTATACCGTGACAGTCGCAGACAAGACAGACGACGAGATCGCTGCCGATGCTGATGCTAGGGCCGCACAGGTACGCGCACAGCGGGATCGCCTGCTTGCTGATAGCGATTGGACGCAAGTCCTAGACGCGCCTGTAGACCGTACTGCTTGGGCCACCTATCGCCAAGCTCTCCGTGATCTGCCGCAAGCAGAAAACTTCCCAGATGTCGCTATGCCTGCTATGCCTGGATCTACTGCTGGAAACGTCGAGGCGTAATACAATAGAACCTCTTACATGGGGGTTCTATGACTACAAGCACGGGGGATGGTGGTAAGCCTTACACAGTAGCAATCGTCGCAATGGGTCCTAGCCGAGAGGACTATATAAAAGAATGTATAGCGCGGTCTTCTCGGTTCCAAGTAGCAGACGAGACTTGGGCTATAAATGCGATGGGCGGAATCATCCAGCATGACCGCCTTTTCGTTATGGATGACTTACCTTACTTCGCAAAGGTAGCGCGGTCAGAGAACCCTGGACTTGTCGGATATTCCGACTGGTTGCATAAGCACCCTGGCCCGATATACGCCCAACGAGCCTATCCTGAGTATCCTGGCGCGGTGGCCTACCCGCTAGAGGAAGTCCTAAATACGGTCAAATATCCGTACATCAACAACACGACGGTCTATGCGATTCTTTACGCCATATACCTTGGGGTAAAGCACATCAAGCTATATGGCATGGACTTTACTTATGCCAACAATAAGGGCTTTGCCGAGGCCGGTAGAGCCTGTCTTGAGCATTGGCTGAGAGATGCTATCTGGCGCGGCATCAAGGTCACTATTGCCCCATCTTCTACCCTTATGGACCAGATGCAGAACCGCCCGCTGTATGGCTACAGTACGCCGCCAAAGATTACCTATACAGACGGGAAGTACAAGGTCGAACAATAGTTTGCCTGTAATACTTAATGATTTATTATCTGGGCAGTCTTTTTCCCAGAGGGTGTCGTATGGAATGGCAAACGGTCATCAACATCGCGCTAGGCACGATGATGTCTCTTATAGGTTGGTTTGCCAGAGAGATATGGGAAACTATAAAAGAGCTAAGGAAAGAAATCCGAGACCTAGACCAGAAAATGCACCAAGACTTTGTGCGGCGCGATGACTTTAAGGATTCGATGGCCGAACACAAAAAAGATATGCAGCGAGGTTTCGATGAAGTCAAAGAACTTATCGGCGCTGTTTTCAAACGCTTGGATCAAAAACAAGATCGGCCATGAGAAATGCTGGTGGAACTTGCGGCGGCCAATGCCGCGTTTGCAGTCATCAAAGAGGCCATCTCTAACGGTGGTGAAATCGTTTCCGCCGGTCGCGCGGTTATTGATTGGTTCATTGCTCGAGACACTTTACAAGAAAAGGTCCAAAGCAAGCCTGCAGAGGAGCGATCCGATCTTGAAGAATTTTTTGCTCTTGAAGAACTCAAAAAACAACAACAAGAGTTAAAAGAAATGATGATTTATTCCGGTCGCCCAGGAATTTGGGATGACTGGGTGGCTTTCCAGGTAAAAGCAAAACAGGCTAGAGATGTTGCTTGGCAAAAAGTTTTGCAAGAACAAGAAGAAAAAAAAAGAAAAAAAGAAGCTCTAATTGAGCGTTTAATTTTAGGTTTTTGGTTAACTGTCCTCGGCTTAGTATTGGCTGGCATCATTATGGGCGCGGTCTGGCTCTATACGAAAGGCAAGCTATGAATGAACGCATGACCACAGAGGAGATCGAGGTTCGGGTCTGGGCCTGGATCGTGATGATCCTCGCAAGCATTCTTCTATTGTCCGTGTGCGCTATCTTGGGCGCGGTAATCTTCGTAGATCAGGACATGGATAAGATCGCACCTATAGACGAAGCCTTCCTTGGGATAATGAAAGACATCATGCTTCTATGTATCGGGGCCGTAGGCGGGATCGTAGGCCGCAAAGGTGCTTATGCTGCCGCTAATGCTATGACCCGCAAGGAGGCCGAATAATGCTGCCTATAGCCGCCCTTCTTTCTATTGGGGAAAAAGTTCTTGATAAGGTTATTCCCGATCCTAACGCCAAGGCAGAAGCCCAAGCCAAACTGATGGAGATGGCTCAAAAGGGTCAACTTGCAGAGTTAGAGGCGATGGGCAAAGAGATGGAGTCTGCTCGCAACCGAGAGATTCAGATCGCCACCAGCGATGCCGCACCGCTACTCAACAAGATCGTGACCCCAGTTTTGGCTCTGGGAACCGTGGGGCTTACCTTTATCCTTTTCGCGGTCATCATCTTCGTAGATGTAGACGAGCAATCAAAAGACATTCTGGTTTATGTCTTGGGTGCGCTGACCTCGGCGGTAACTATGGTTCTGGGCTATTACTTTGGAAGCTCTGCCGGTAGCAAAGAGAAGGACAACAAGATCAAGGAGTTAATGAAGTGACCCAACTGACCAAGAATTTTTCCTTGGCTGAGATGACCAAAAGCGAGACGGCTTTGCGCTTAGACATGGACAACACCCCAGGCGATCAAGAGATTGCCAACCTAAAGACCTTATGCGAAAAGGTTCTGCAACCAGTACGGGATCACTACGGTAAAGGCGTGAAAGTCAATTCAGGCTTTCGCCACCCAGAGGTCAATGCTAAAGTGGGCGGCAGTAAGACCTCGGATCATTGCCGAGGCATGGCGGCAGACATAGAGATTCCTGGGGTAGCCAATGCAGATCTTGCTTCTTATATACGAGACAATCTTCAGTTCACTCAACTCATTCTTGAATTCTATACTCCTGGTGTACCTGATTCTGGTTGGGTTCATGTTAGTTACGATGGCCAAAATCTAAAGAAACAATCTATGACCGCGACCAAAAAAGACGGCAAAACGGTCTACTTACCAGGGCTTATTGCTTAACTGTTTACCTCCCCTCCCTGTCACAAGGGTTAGCCCCACCTGAGCGTGGGGCTTTTTTTTAGAACGGTGGATCGTCTTCGTATTGCCCGCCAGAAGCCCGCGCATAGTCCCGAGCGGTCTCTCTGCTACCACTACCTTCTGGCTTGCCCAAGAGCGTTAAGCGCCCGACTACGACCTCTGTCGAGTACCTGTCGTTTCCTTCTTTGTCCTGGTACTTGGTGGTGCGAATCGACCCTTCTATGTGGATCTGGGAACCCTTCTTAACGTAGTTTTGCACGACCTCTGCGGCTTGGTTAAAAGCCACGACCTTATGCCATTCCGTGTGTTCCTTGCGATCCGATCCCTTGCCCGAGAAGCTAGAGGTGGCGACAGCCATATTAGCTACAGGTGTTCCATCGGAGGTATGCCGAATCTCTGGGTCTTTTCCAAGCCTGCCTAAAATAAAAACCTTGTTTACTGAACTCATTTATTTCTCCAAAACAATGCAACGATTCCACCAACAAAGAACCCAAACGCCATAGGCGCGAAGGCAAAGACGGCCATCCAAAGAAGAATGGCCAGAGGCGTTTCCCAATCCATTATTTATGGGCGTTCTTGATCTGCCAGAACTCCAAAAGACTGACGAACATATCCCAGCCGCGAGCCAGATCTTCTTGAGTCCACTCTATGACCTCTAGGTGGCCAGGAACCGACCGCGATAGAAATAGGTTCGCGCACCTTGTACCGGCAGGCATATTTAACCCAGCACGATAGGCTGCAAGCTGCATTAGATGTTCGTCATAACCCTCGACCTTATCGCCTGGGGCAAAGTCCTTGGTCTTAATATCAACCACGACATTCTTGCTATGTAGATCGACCTTACCCCCAAAGCCTAGAGGCGAAGCAAAAGCCTTTTCTGCTGTCCAATCCCATGTGCCGAACTTATCCATTAGGATCTTCTCGGTGGAAATGACGTAAGGCGCGAAGCCAATGTCATAAGTTGCCTTCTCATAGTGGCTCTGTACTGCCGCGTGGATTTCCGTACCGCGATCCGCTGCCTTTATTGCAGATTCTCGAGAGTCGTCCATCACGCGGGCAAGCCAGTCTTTCTCGCCCTCTCCGTCCTGGCGCGGTAGCGTAAGAGCCGCTAGTAAGACTTGCTCTTGCTTCCATTTCTCAAGACCAGGCTTTGCGGCTACCCCGAGAATCGTAGTCACAGACGGGACCAGATCTAGGGTTCGCGCATCTCGCAAGGTCGTGTTTCTCTCCTTGCCATTCTTGCCGATGACCGTATACATCGGGTTGCCTGCGCGGGTGTAATAGTGTGTGGCTTCTTTAATGCTCATTTTCTTCTCCTTGGTTGTACTACGTTCTATTATATAGCTGTTCTATTGTCATTGCCAATAGATCTAGTTCGCTCAGTTTGTACCGCGTGTAGAAGGCTTTTTCGCCCATGCCGTGATAGCCAGAGTTCCCCCTATGGTGTTCTCGGCAAAGTGGAACTGTAAGGAAGTTACTGGCCCTCTGAGCCATGCCTTGCCCATGTCTAAGATGGTGGATCTCTGCCGGCGTGTCATCAAAGCCTAGATGCTTACATAGGATGCAGCCAATCTCGGCCACACGGTTAAGGTGTTCCTTCTCAGACTTGATCATGGTCAAACCAGGTCACGAACTTGTCGATTCCTGCCTGTACGGTAGTGGTGGGCGCGAACCAGAACTTATTTTCTAGCTTTGCAGTATTTGCACAGGTCATCATCATCTCGCCTTCATCTGGCTCGCTGTTAATCTTCTGCGCCCTCTTGCCGACCCGATCCTCGATGATCTTTATAAACTCCGAAAGACGGATCATCTGCCCGCCCCCGATGTTATAGACCTGGTGACCTGTAGGCTCATGACCTACTACCCGTAGTATGCCCTCAACGATGTCGTCGATATAGGTAAAGTCTCGGAACATCCGCTGCTCGTCGTGGACGATGATCGGAAAGCCCTTCTTTATAGACTCCACAAACTTCCACGCCGCCATATCTGGCCTGCCCCAAGGTCCGTACACCGTAAAGAATCGAAGGCCGGTCAGGATCATCTGGTGATTCTGGGCGTAACTTTCTGCCATCTTTTCGTTCAACATCTTGGTCACGCCATACCAAGAAGTAGGCCTCATCTCCTGAGACTCGCAGAAAGGCGTTGAATTCGCCCCGTAGACCGATGAGGAGGACGCGTAGATGATAGGTACATCGGAACCTCGGAAAGCCTCCAGAAGCCTGTAAAAGCCCGTTACATTGCAATGGTAGGTTTGGTCTGGATTGTCTTTGCTGGCGCGGACTCCAGGCTGAGCAGCCAAATGGATGATCCCGTCGTAGTCGTCTGCAACTTCAGAGATGTCATCTAGGTCTAGCCGGTGAAAGACGAAAGTCTTATGGGCCTGTATGTCTTGCAACCTTCGCATCTTCAGCCGCACATCGTAGTAGGCATTTAGGTTGTCTATGCCGACGACCTCATTGCCTTCTTGGAGCAGTCTTTTACTTACCGCGTGGCCGATAAAGCCCGCGCATCCGGTGACTAGGTATCTCATTGGGTAGCCCTATCTATTCCTCTATTACTGGCTTCGGTTGTCCTCCAGATGTCGATCCTTGCCTGGGCTGCGATGAGATGCCAGCGGAGTTTCTCCTCGGTCTCTACAGCAGCTTTCAGTCCTTCTAAAAGCTGAAGATACTCGGGATGCCGGTATGCGTCTCTTTCCTGCCCGCCGATGGTTGGCTCTGGGGAATGGGTCATAAGCATGGCCTTCTTGCTCTTGCGGAATTCCTCTAGGTATACGCGCTCGCTTTTGGCTTTGGCGAACTTTGCCGAGTGTTTGTAGATGTACTCGACGGCTTCGTTAGGATCTATTTTCTTATCCATCATGCAGCCCTCATGATCTGGTGCATGACTGCCTGCTTAAACTGCGGCCAGGACGGGAACTGATCTGGGGTGAGACCCAACTCTCTACCCTTTGCCTCTATACCGCTAGCACTCTCATGCCAAGGCTTCTCGTTCACTACATCCGGTAGCACTACTTCGTGCTGGTCTTCCCATCGTTCACCGCGTAGCCAAGTGGCTGCATGAGGGATGAACTGCCCACCGCCTCGCATCCATTGTTCTGTCTGGCAAGCGAGCTTGATTGCCTTTATGACTTCCTCTACTGCTGGTCTTACTTTCTCTGTCTGCTTCCAGGCTTTTCTTGCTTCTGCCTTTGCTACCTTGCGTGGGTACTCTTTCCAGAATTTCTCGAAGTCTTCCATTTGATTTTCCTTTCGTTTAGGCATAGCTTCCCCAAGGGTGGATAGCTCCCACCTGATCCCAAGCCTTTCTTTTCTATACAGACTCATTTACTTAAGACTCTAGATACCCCATAAGGCAGCGATTCATTCATACAAGGCTTTGTCTCCACCGCTAGTGCCTTGTACTACCTGAGTCCCTCGCTGACAGGCTCAGACCTAAACGGGGGTGTAACCGCTAGGTGTCTTTATTGCGATTCAGCCGATGCAGGCCACCAACTAACGTGTCGCGGACGGTTGGTTATGACTCTGGCTTAACTTCAACCAGATTCACCTTCTCGCCTTCTGTCTCTGCTCGAATGATAGTCATAAGGATGGTCGCAGGCTTATCAAACTTCTTAGATAAACGAGCCGCTTCCTCTATCGCTTCAGTAAGGGTGCGATGCTTAACGCGTGGTGGCCAGGCCCCATCGGAGAGATGGACCATATAAAAATGGTTTGGTACTGGCCTACGTTTAGACATAAAAAAACCCTTTATCAGAGACTTGGGCTTGACAGGCCAGCACCTGACTAGGTGAAGGTGCGTACAAGCCCCTGATAAAGGGTTCTTACCTACCTAGTCAAATGCTGGAGCGTCACTTCCAACACTACAAGTATACAGTAGATCAAGATCAGAACTCAAATATTTTCACTTCCCACCGTCCCGCCTTGTTCTTAGCCCAGCCGTGGACCTCCATCTTCCACCCTGCCCGCAAGACCGCAGGCCAGTTCTCATGCTCGCTGATCTTGGCGATCCTAGCCGCCATATTTGACCGGCTTGTCGTCTGGACCCCAAGAGTTAGGGATTCCCCTATTGCCAATATGTCTACGAACCCGAAAAGATCGTTTCGCACCCTGGCAAAAGGGTTCCAATGCTCCACGATGGCGGCGGTAAGCCCTCGCTCCCGCACTAGAGCCAAAGATCTTTGGGTCGGTGAACTCATAAGAAAACCTTTTCTTTCGGCAATAGATCGGTAAAAACATTTTATCAATAATCTATTGCATGATCTATTGTCCTATGTATAATAGATCTCATTGGATCTACTCAACTCTCTCTTAGGAGGCTTTATGCAAAACCAAACTTTCCAAATCGCCGACGGCTCTTTTATCGGTCTTGGCCACTATGTGGTCAACTTCTCAACCAAAGCTGTTGTGGTCGGTATCCATACCGATCTCAATGGCGAGCAATCGCCGATCCTACGGCAAGTAGGCGCAGGCAACAAACTTATAGGCGGCAAGTGGGTCGCCAATCCAAAGTTTTGCAGTAAAGCGTAAACCTGGGGGCTTCGGCCCCCATAAACCAAGGAGAAAGAAATGGATGACTTACAGCAACTGAGCAACCACGAGCAAGAAGTTCTGCAAAAGAAGATGGACCGTCCTGCTTACTACAAGAACGAAGACTGGGACGAAACTCTGGAACTTCGAGTGTTTCCGCTTAACGAAAAAGAAATCTTTTTATCGGTTCGCACCGGAAGCCTACAGGCCAAGTTCAACATCAAAAAAGAAGACGCGCTCGATCTTGCCGAGCGTCTTATCTACGCCGTTAAGTACCAGTCGCTATGAGCCAACACACTTGGATACTTAACGCTCTCCAGAAAGGGCCTATCACGGCTCTGGACGCGCTCAAAGGTTGCGGGAGTATGAAGCTAGCCACCCGCATCTCTGAGCTTAAGCGCCAGGGTCACCCAATAACCACAGAGATGGTCTACATGGGCGAGAAGCGGTTCGCCCGCTACAGACTGATAAAGGGGAAGAAATGAGCAACTACACAACGCTGGCCGCAATAGATGTCAGCAAGTGGACCGAGAAGAAAGGCCCGCACAAGCTCGAATACTTGAGCTGGCCTATCGCAGTCGACTTTCTGATGAAAGCCGATCCGACTGCAACGTGGGAGTTCCACGAGCCGCAGGCGTTCTCAGATACGTTGATGGTCAGCTGCACCGTGACCGCCTTTGGCAAACCCATGACCATGCACTTGCCGGTAATGGATCACACCAACAAGGCGGTTAAAAACCCAGACGCGTTCATTGTCAACAAGAACATGATGCGCTGCCTAGTGAAAGCCATTGCCTGTCACGGTCTCGGAATACGGGTCTACGCGGGCGAGGACTTACCTACAGAAACACCAGCAGCACCAACAACCATTGACATTACAGACGACCTTATTGCCATAGAAGAATCAGGAGACCTAGATGAACTACAAAAGATTTTCACGGTTGCGTACAACAAGGCTCGCGCCTACCCCGATGCTTTACAAAAGCTCACCGAAGTTAAGGATCGAAAGAAAAAGATTCTGGGAAGCCTTGGGGGTCAGTAGTCTCTTTATAAGCCTGACAATTCTTGTCCTTTTTGTTCCAGAACTATTGAGGTGATGACTATGAAACAGAAACACGCAGCCCTGATAAAAGCCTGGGCAGATGGCGCAAAGATCCAGACGAAGAACGAATCTGGCGAATGGATCGACATTAACTTCCCCGACTGGCTCGATGGCAAGTACCGCCTAAAGCCAAAAGAGAAACGCAAGTCTAACGAGTACAACATCCAGATCGTCCGCTACAAAGACGCCAGGCTCGGATTCAATTACCGAACCCAACGCTACAGCGACAAGTTCAAGCCGAATGTGAAGATCAAGTTCGACCGCTACGGGAAACTTATGTCGGTGGAGATGCTGCCGTGATAACGATCAAGCAATACGCCAAGAAAAAAAAGATCTCTGAGCGCACAGCCAGAAAGCAACTGGACCGCAAGGTTGATCTTGGTCAAATGGAAAGAGAGAAAGGCCCAAATAACTGCTATGTCTATTACGAACCCAAATCCCAAGACTTCCGATGGCACGACCCGTTCAACAAGATTTCGCTGGCACGATCCGTTCCGAAAAACGAAGGGAAGAATACCAAGGCCGTGGAAAGACCCGCGCAAGTACAGGAGCAAAAACCGCTGGCCATTAATGGCCAGGCAGTCGCTTATTCTTCACCTTTACAACATTGGTTTGAACACCTACGACGTCGCAGAGCTAATGCAAATCACGGTAGCAACCCTGCATAAGCATAAGAGCCGCATCTACTACAAGCTCGACGTCAACAACATAAACGACGCAATAAAAAAGGGGATAAGAATTGAACTGCCCGCAATGCGAAAGTAAGAACATTAAAACAAAAGATGTTCGCAGCTTCCGCGACCCTAACTACGATTTCTTTTATGTAGAGCGTAGACGGGTCTGCTTAGACTGCGAGCATCAATTTAAGACTATAGAGATGGACATAATCGACTACGAAAGGATGATCAAATGAGTGCAACCACTACAGAATTAGAAGCTCTAAAGCGTGAATGGGTCAGCCTGACCGACGAGGAGTTTGAGCAGATCCTAAAAGAACTCAGCCACGACCCACGTTTATTGGCAATAGAAATAGAAGCACGACTAACGGAGAAAAATATATGACCTACGAAGCACTTAAACTTGCACTAGAAGCACTCCAGAAGGGCTTTCCGAATATCGCAGAAGCCTTCCTAAAAGAAGGCATTGCACACGAGGAGAAACGCCAGCAAGATCTGGAAGAAGAAATAGAAAGAATGGTCCACAACAATATGGCAAAGGGGCAATGATGCAACACACCCACGGAGGCATCATGAGAATGGCAAAGACGGAGACATACTGGATGGGCTTTGCGCTAGGCGTACTTTTAACCCTGCTCACGGTCTTGGCCGCAGATAAGATGTTCAGCAAGCACGAATCCTTACAGACCGCCCTAGACCTTCCTACGGACATTGTGAAGTCTTATAACTTGGGAATAAAGGACGCACTCAAAACCAACCCCCCTAGCTGGGAACTAGAACAAACTTGTTTAGAACTATGGAGCAATAAAAAATGACCGATCCCGCACTCGCCTACATCCAGATCACACAACGTCTAAACGACCTCGGGAAAGAACTCCGCAACACAAACTCTGAGAGCAAAGAATCTATTCTAATGAGCTGCCATGTGATACGATCTCATCTATCACAGATAATGGAGTGGGCAGAATGTCAGAAGAAGTGAAGCCGCAGAGATCGGGCGCGATCACGAAGATCTTGGAAAGCCTAAAGCCAGGAGACCCGCTTACCCATGCCGCGCTTATGGAGAAGAACCCAGAGCTAAAGCATGAGCAGATCGGCATGAGCCTTTCCTACCTCAACAAGAAAGGGCTAATAGATCGGGAGAAAGTAGCCAGATCCAAAGCCTTTGGCCGTAGAGAAGTCTATGCCTACAAGCTAAAGCCCAAAGATGCCTAAGACGTTGTCGCTGCTTACCGCGACAGGTTGCCGCCCAGAAGCATTTTTCATCTGCCAGACTCTTATGGGGAACCAAACCTATACGGGTCCGGTCAGATGGGTTATCGTCGACGACGGTAAAGACCCCCAAAAGATCACAATAGAACGCGACTGGGAAATAAAGGTCATTCGCAGAGAGCCATTCTGGAAGCCAGGACAAAACACTCAAGCCCAGAATCTATTGCTCGGCCTCAAGCATTGCACCGACAAGCTCGCAATAATAGAAGACGACGATTATTACCATCCGGACTGGCTAACCGCAGTCTCAGAGATGCTTAATCATGCAGAGCTGGTGGGCGAATCCCACGCCAGGTATTACAACATCAGGACCAAGACCGCCAAGACAGGCAAGAATAAAAGCCATTCCAGCCTTTGCTCGACGGCCATGAGGGGTAAGGCCATCCAGACATTTGCAAGGGTCTCTAGGCCGAACGTGCGCTTTATAGACAAGGATCTCTGGCAAAAGCATTCGGACAAGAAATTATTTCCCACGAATTATGTGGTCGGAATCAAGGGTATGCCTGGGCGAGACGGGATCGGGACCGGCCATAACTCACTACCCGTAGATGACCAAGACCGATCTATATTTAAGGCGTGGGTAAAAGACCACGAACTATATGCACAAGTCGGCACTAGATAACGCCAAGCGATTCTTCCGCGACCACGGCAAAGAATTCCAGTCTGGCCGTGTAGTAGATATTGGCTCGCAAGATATAAACGGAAGCCTAAAGGAAGCCACCCCGAGTAGATTCGTCTACATCGGCGTGGACTATGCGCCAGGCAAGAACGTCGAGATCATCCTAGAAGACCCGTATCTATTCCCACTACAGGACAACTATTGCGAGATCACGGTATCAAGCTCGGTCTTTGAACACTCCGAGTTCTTCTGGATGACTTTCTTAGAAATGGTCAGGATTACAAAGCCTAGAGGCTATATATACATAAACGCCCCAAGCAAAGGTAAGGTCCACAGACACCCAGTAGATTGCTGGAGGTTCTACCCAGACGCAGGAAAAGCCCTAGCAAACTGGGCAACGGCAGCAAATAAACCAGTAACCCTACTAGACAGCTACACAGATCCAGGACAAGAATGGGGTGACTACGTCGCCATTTATAGAAAGCAATAGATCATGGCCAGACCAAGCACACTAGAAGACAACATAGAACCAGCACTCAAGTATGTGAACGGTGGGTACTTAGAGGCTGGAGACGTAATCCCAACCGTCGCAGGATTAGCTGTATCTTTGGGCAAAAGACGAGAAACTATGCACGTCTGGGCAAAGGAAAACGAGAAATTTTCTAACATTATTGAGGCTTTACTTTCGTTACAAGAGAAAGGGCTTATAAACAACAGCCTAACTGGTAACTTTAACCCGACGATTACCAAGCTCCTGCTTAGCAAACATGGCTACTCTGAACGCCAAGAGATTGAGAACAGATACCCAGATGGCGCACCTAGCGTTGAGGTAGTCTGGAAAAACCCGCCAAGTGAAGGTTGAGCTACCAGAAGCCTTCCAGTTTTTAACCCAGCCAGCACGATACAAGGTTGCCTACGGTGGCCGAGGATCAGCTAAGAGCTGGTCTGTTGCCCGCGTCTTATGCCTCCTGGCCGCAAGCAAACCCGTTCGTATCCTCTGCGCCCGAGAACTTCAGTCATCTATCAGGGATTCCGTACACCGCCTCTTGGCTGACCAGATAGAAGCACTCAACCTATCCGCTAGGCTAGAAATACAGAACGCAGAGATCCGTGGGGTCAACGGCTCGCTCTTTATCTTCGAAGGTCTAAGACACAACACCACCAAGATCAAGTCTATGGAAGGCATAGACATCTGCTGGGTAGAAGAAGCCGAACGGGTATCAGAGGAATCATGGAAAATTCTTGTGCCTACCATCCGCAAGCCTGGCTCAGAGATATGGGTCACGTTCAACCCCGAGCAGGAGACCGATCCAACGTATACGCGGTTCGTAAAGAACCCACCACCAGACGCAATAGTTCGCAAGGTCAACCATGACCAAAACCCTTGGTTCCCGATAGAACTCCGCAAAGAGATGGAGTACGACTACAGGGTAGACCCAGACTCAGCCGCGCACATCTGGGGTGGTGAATGCAAGAAGATCGGGGATGCCCAGGTGCTGAAGGGCAAGTGGACAATAGACGACTTCACCCCAGAGGCAGACTGGAACGGACCTTATTACGGAGCAGACTGGGGCTTCTCGCAAGATCCAACTACGCTGGTAAGAATGTGGATACATAAGCGGAATCTCTACATAGAGTACGAGGCTTACGGGGTAGGCGTAGAGATCACAGAGACACCAGCCCTATTCGATAACGTGCCTGGTAGCCGCAACCACACTATCCGCGCAGACTCGGCTAGACCGGAAACCATCTCTTATATGAAGCGGCAAGGCTTCAACATCATAGCCGCCAAGAAGGGGCCAGGTTCGGTAGAGGACGGGATCGCGCACCTCCGAGGCTATGAGAAGATCATCATTCACCCTAGATGCAAGTACGCCGCGCAAGAGGCTAGACTGTACTCATACAAGGTCGATAAATTGACGGGCGACATTTTGCCTATACTTTTGGATGCGAACAACCATATAATCGACGCAGTTAGATACGGGCTTGAGCCTGTTATCAAACCCGCCAAACTGATAATGGAGTGGGCCTGATGCGTCTCCTCGACTTTTTCCGACGAACGGAACAAAAAAGCTATTCCTCCCCAGAGCTGCTATTGAGCTATTACGGCAAGACTCCACAGTTCAATAGCTGGGACGCTACCAAAGCAATCAAGGAAGGTTTCAAGCACTCCACCTGGGTCTACTCTTGCGTCAACCTACGAGCGTCTTCTGCCGCTTCCGTTCCTTGGATCGTAGAGCGCAAAATCGAGGATGGATGGGAAAAGGTAGAAGGTACGCCGATCAACGCGCTACTAGAAAAGCCAAACCCAGACATGGACTGGGCGACGATGATCCAATACTGCGTCCAGCACCTAGATCTTAGCGGCAATGCTTACTGGTCTAAGGTAAGGGCAGGCAATATGGTCGCTGAACTTTGGCCGCTTATGCCCGATGCCTTGCGTGTAGTTCCTGGTTCTATTCGATTGGTCGAGCGTTACGAGTACAACCTTGGCGTGGCAAGGCGAGATATCCCGCCCGAGGACATGATCCATTTCAAGTATCCAGACCCAGGCAATCTATGGTTTGGCTGCTCTCCTCTACACTCTGCCGCACAAGCCGTAGACATTGACAACGAATCGGAGCGATTCCAGAAGGTAAGCCTGGAGAACCGTGGGCTTTCCGATATTCATTTCGAGATACCGCCTGAGGCAACAGCCGAACAGGTACGCCAACTGCGGGACATATACGCAGAGCAGCAGGCAGGCCCGCGCAATGCTCGCAAGGCGTTATTTAGTTCTGCCAAGGCGACGATGCTTAACACGACAGCTGCCGAGCTAGACTTCGTAGAATCCCGCCGGTTTATCCGCGATGAGATCTGCTCTGCCTTTGGCGTACCGCCACCGATGGTGGGCAACTATGAGAAGGCAACGCTGGCCAACATAGAGACCGCCCGCCAAATCTTCTGGCGCGACACCATGATTCCCGTACTAGATAAGCTCTCGGGAATCCTCAACCTTCAGCTTGTCGCCGAGTACGGTTCCGAACTACGGATTCGGTACGACCTATCCCAAGTGGATGCGTTGCAAGAAAACTACACCGAGAAGGTCAACAACGCACGCGGCTTGTGGAGCATGGGTCTGCCGTGGAACGAGATAAACCGCCGTCTCGAGATGGGCTTTGAAGACGTAGAGGGCGGCGAGATCGGTTATTTGCCTGCTGGTCTATTGCCTACGAACTACGAGGAAACCGGAGAGCCGTTAGACCCAACGGTGGCTAAGAACCTGGCTTACGGCAAATAGATGTTGACCGTCGTAACTTGGCTTTGGCGGCAACCTAGACGACAAATCTTCTACAGACCGGCTCATGTCGAGGCATGGGCCAACATGGTCTCCAGGAACCTTACGATTCCTCACCGGCTGCTCTGTATTACCGACCGCCCCCAAGATATAAGCAAAGACATTCCAACGTATCAGCTCTGGGATGCGCCAAGCGTAGTCAATCCTAACTGGGGCATAACTCGTCCCCAATGCTATGTGCGTCTAAAAGCATTCTCCAAGGACATCCGAGAAGTCTTGGGCGATAGGTTTGTAAGCATTGACCTCGATTGCGTCGTGACTGGCAACTTAGACAAGACGCTAGGCCGCACAGAGGACTTTATAATCAACGCGGGCGAGACCAAGCGCAATACCTACAACGGTTCTATGTGGATGATGAAATCCGGCGCAAGGCGCAAGGTCTGGGATCAGTTTGGGCAAGAAGGAATTATGAGGGCGCTCAAAAATGGCTACATGGGTTCCGATCAAGCCTGGATCAGAGAATGCTTAGGGCCAGACGAGGCGACATGGAAAGCCCCAGAGGTCTGCTCGTTCGTTCGCGTTCGCACCGTTCCAAAATGGGAACCGACCGAAACTTCTATTGTTTTCTTTCAAGGGTCTATAAAGCCTTGGGATGCCATCGCTCAAAAGATGCCGTGGGTAAAGGCTAACTACAAATGAATCTGCTCATCGTCGGCTTTAATAGATCGTTTTCCCATTGCTGGCCTAGTATCCAAGAAAAGTGGCTACCGCACACAGACAGGATCTTCTATTGCGTCTCCCGCACCAAGGGCGCGGTTAAGAACGAGCGCAGCGGTGAGGATGGTATGGGCGAGTGGGATCTTGGTATAGACGCATCTGCTGGCTTATATCTCGACCAGGCTTATGTAGACGACCAATGTGCCAAGACCTACAAGATCGCGCTCAACGCAGGCGTATGGCAACGCTGGACACCAGAAACCCTGCATAACCTGGTGCGCTATCTATATGTGATTAGTCGTGCGGCTTGGTTCGTACCGGCAGAGAGAACGGCGGTCATACGCTGCGATATGCTTCATCACGACGACATAGATCCAGGTACAGGGAACATATTTCCCGCATGGCATAACTGGGCAGGGCTAAACGATAGGGTTGCGATCCTTGAGCCAGACGCACTACAGGCTTACTTGAGACGCTACGACAGGATCAAGGAGTACATAGGCAAGGGCAATCAGCTGCACTCCGAGCGATTTCTTAAGTGGGCGATGGGTGACTTTCACTATGTAAAGGTTGATGGTATGAAATGCTCCAGGGTCCGCGTAGGCGGCAAGGTCAAAGAAGAAAAATTCGAGAGGGGCAGATGAATCTCATATACGCCTATTACGAGAATGGCGGGATGCTGGACCGGCAAGTAGAAGAATGGCAGTCCTACGCGCCAGAGGTAAAAGAGAAACTCCAAATCTTTATGGTCGATGACGGTAGCCAGAAAGACTTAGCCGTAAACCATCTCAAGCCGGTTGGCTTCCCGATCCACCTTTACCGCGTGATTCCTAATCTAGTGTGGAATCAGACTGGCGCTAGAAATCTTGCGATGCACAACGCCACCGATGACTGGTGTTTTATGATGGACATGGACTGTTTATTGCCCGCAGAGCAGGCCGAGCGCTTAGTTAAGTTTCAGACTAACAAGCGCCGCTACTATATGCCCGAGGCTAGAAACTATGATGGCCAACTAGAGCATCGCCATCCTAATTGCATATTGGTCGAGCGCAGCGTCTTTTGGCAATCCGGTGGATACGATGAAGACTTTCAGGGCTGGTATGGATCAGACGCACCATTTAAAACGGCTCTATCTCGGGTGGCTAGGCGTATTGACACAAACGCATGGTTCATAAAGCGTGTCCGCCGAGAAGAAATTCCCGATGCCTCAACTACCGAATGGGGCAGGAAAGGAACCGAATACCACTCTATGCAAAACCCAGTCTTGCGGGCTAAGCGCAAAACGATATATAAAGCTGAGAACCCGTTGCGGTTTCCTTGGGAAAAGGTATGCGTTATATAACCGGCAAGAATAGAAGGCGAGAGGTTGCGCTACAGGGCGCACTCTTGGACCGTCTATCGGCTAGATTCCAAAGATCTATGGCCAGACAATTGTCCGCAGCCTACCGCGCAGGGTTGAAACAGTTTGAGCAGGACGGTGGAAGCTCTGGAATAGATTCCGCAGTAGATCCTTTTGAGATTCGCCTAACCGCGACGATAAGCACTGAGGCCAGAGAGATTATCAAGACCTTTGGCGAACGGATCGCTGGCGAGAGCAAGATGCTTAAGAAAGATGTGGGCGACGATCCTTTCGAGGAAGCCCTAAAGCTATACATTAGAACCTACGGGGTACAACACGCGGAACTAATAAACCGCACGACCAAGGAACAACTAAAGAAATTGATTGAGGTAGGAATAGATGAGGGGCTGGGTACAGAAGCGATTGCTCGCAATATACAAAAGCAGATCCCATCTATTGCGCGATACAGGGCAGCGACTATCGCCAGGACAGAAACTCACACGGCGGCGAACGTTGGCTCACAGGCGGCTGCGGAAGCTACGGGATTAGCCCTGATAAAAGAATGGGGCGCAGCTGAAGACGAGCGCACCCGAGAAACTCACGCCGAGGCAGATGGCCAACAGGTCCCGATGGACGGATTATTTTCGGTGGGTGGTTACGATCTACGATTCCCAGGCGACCCTTCTGGACCAGCGGAAGAAGTCATTAACTGCCGGTGCGTTCAATTATTCCTTGCTGCTGATTGATTAAATACGGCGCAAGGGTTATATTTTCGTCATGGATGAAGACGAACTCATAAGCGCCTGTATAGCAGGCAAGATTGGCGAGGGCTGGGATCAAGACCAAGCCGTTGCTGCTTGCATCAATATGGCCGCAGAGGGAACTCTTAAAAAGGCTAAGAAAATGGAAACCAAGGCTCTTAAGTTCAACGAAAGTTATATCGACATGGACGAGCGCACCTTCAAAGGGTACGCCTCGACCTTTAATAACGTCGATGAGGTTGGCGACATTATCGAGTCTGGCGCATTCACCAAGACAATCTCTGAGCGCGGTCCTAATGGAACCAAGCAGATCAAGGTCCTTTGGCAACACTCCGAGCCGTTAGGGATGCCGACCATGATGGTTGAGGATTCCAAGGGGTTATATGTCGAGGGCAAGATCAGCAAGACCAGACTGGGCGACGAGGCCCTAGAGCTTATGCGCGACGGAGTAGTGGACAAGATGAGCATCGGTTTCTCTATCCCTGGTGGCAAGTCTGAGTGGGATCAGAAACGCAATGCCAGAATCATCCGAGAGGTAAAGCTCTTTGAGTTCTCGCCCGTTACCTTTCCAGCAAATGAGATGGCCACTATCGATGGCGTAAAGAACTTAGAAGGCATGATCGCTCTGGCAAAGAGTGGTCGTGAGTTATCCCCTGAGAATTTAGCCAAATTGCAAAGCGTGTATCAGCAACTAAAGACATTGTTAGAGGCAGAGCCGGAGATCACTCAGCCCGATAGTGTAGACATCGACCCGATTATTCAGTCGATCAAACAGCTGCAAACCTTTGCCTCAACCCGACTTTATTGAAAGGAAGTCCAAAATGGATATTAAAGAACTCAAAGGTCATTTTGACCAAGCCGCTAGCGAGATGACCGCCCTGGTTACCCGCCAGTCCGAAGAAATCAAGAAGTACGGTGAAACCACCGAAGCCACAGGTAAGCGCATTGCTGACCTTGGCAAGACCATCGACTCCATCCAGGGCGATGTTAAGTCTTTTGACGAGCGCCTCCAAGCGACCGAAAAGAAGATGAATCATCCTGGTTACGCTGCGCCTATGCAGTCCAAGTCCCTTGGCCAGATGTTTGTAGAGTCCGAGGAGTTCAAGTCTGCTCAAGCTCGTGGCTTACGCCAAACCGGTTCGGTAAACCTCGAAGGTTCCTTCTTCCGCAAGGACATCTCCAACGCTACCGCCTCGGCTGGCAATCTGATCCAAGATATGCGCTTGCCTGACATCTATCGTCAGTCTGGTGGCGACCGCGAAGTTCACATCCGCGACTTTATGAACGTCGGACAAACCTCCGAAGGTTCTATCGAGTTTATGGTTGATGACACCGCTAGCCCCCCGATGGCCGAGCCGCAGTACGCTTCGCAGTCTGGCGCGACCGAACTCGTTGCCAAGAAGGTCAGCAACTGGACATTTGACCTGACGACCGTCCCTGTTCGCACCCTAGCTCACTATGTCGTGGCTTCCCGCCAGATCCTGAACGACGTTCCCCGTCTGCGTTCTTATGTCGACAACCAGCTCCGTTATGGCCTGGCTCTCGAAGAAGATGCACAGATCCTCTACGGTACGGGTACGGGTGGCGATCTGACGGGCATCATGACCAACGCAGCCATTCAGAACGCTGGCGGCGTGGCTTCTGGTGACACGATTCTTGACCACATCCGTAAAGCAATCGCTCTTGGTCGCGTAGCTGAGTACGCCATGAACGGTATGCTGCTCCACCCGACGGACTGGTCAAACATCGAGCTGCTCAAGGGCAACGATGACCATTACCTCTGGGTCACGGTTCCCAACGGCGGTGAGCCCCGTTTGTGGCGTGTTCCTGTTTACGAGACGACTGCTATCAACGCAGGCGATTTCCTCGTAGGTAACTGGACGCTCGCCGCACAACTGCTTGACCGTGAGCAGGCCACCCTGCGGATCGCCGAGCAGCACGACGACCTTTTTGTTAAGAACGGTGTAGTGATTCTTGCCGAAGAGCGTGTAGCCCTGACGGTGTTCCGTCCTAAGGCGTTCGTGAAGGGTTCTTTTGATCCTGCTTCGACCTGATGCTGGTCAGGCTTAATATCAGAAGTACCTTAGGTTCTGCGGGGGAGATCGTAGAGGTCTCCCCTAGCAGGGCACAAGAATTGAGTAGGGCAGGCTTGGCTTACGAGGTTAAGCCCGTCCAATATGAAACAAAGACTGTTGAGCCGACTAAGAAGCGAGGAAGGCCGAAGAAATGGAACAGTACCGAACAGTCGTCCTCCCCGCAGTAAGAAGCCCAGTCTCCACTAGCGAGCTAGGAGCATGGCTCCGCTTAGATTCCGAAGAACAAACCAGCTTAGTCCTGCCCATTCTCTTAGAGGCAGCGACCAAGACGGCTATGGATTTCTGCAATCGGTCTTTCCTAGAGCAGACCGTTCGCGTTCGTTACGATGGATTCCCAGGCTACGGAACCGAAACAAAAGGTTTAGACCCGCTGATTCGTCAGCCGTTCTACTGGATTACGCTACCTTATACGCCGCTCATCTCTGTAGATGAGGTTCGCATCATCGACGAGGAAGGCAGTTCGGAGGTCGTACCGGCAACAGACTACGAGGCTGATCTTCCTGGTGGCCGCATCAACTTTAGGAAGTTCTTCCCCGCATTCTCTGATGACGAGATCCTAGAGATCGAATACACCGCTGGGTATGGAACAGAAGGCTGCGACATTCCCGCAGGCATCAAGATGGGCATTATGAAGATCGCCGCCTGGTCTTATGAGCATCGCGGGGATTGCGATCCTGCAAGCCAACCGGCGCAGTTCAAAGAACTTCTGGCCTATAAGGTAATGGATCGCCTGTAATGCAATGCTGCGACCTCACCGCTGGGATGCTTCGCCATTCCGTGACCATTCAGAGGCTTAATCGCACTCCAGATGGGGCGGGCGGCTGGACTAAGGACTGGGAGACCATCCTCACCACAAACGCCTATATCCGCGTTACAGGCGGCACAGAGCAGAACTCCCAGGATAGACTTAACTGGATACAGAGACAATTCGCCTATATTCGCTATAGCCCGCTTATCCAGGCTAGAGATCGGCTAATCTTCCAGGGCAAGAACTATCAGATCCGCAACCTCAACAATGTCGAGTTCCGCAACAAGTATCTGGAGCTTGACCTGGAATCTGGGGTGGCAACGTGAGAATAAGCGCATCTACTACCGGCGGCGAGCAAGTGATTAAGAACTTGCAGAAGTACGGCAACGACAAAGATAAAAAGGTTCAAGAAGTAATAGACCTGACTGCTCAGTTAGTGCGTACTGACGCGATAAAAAGTATGCAATCTTCTCCCGCTTCTGGTCGTACCTATAAGCGTCGTTCCATATTGCACACAGCATCGTCCTCGCCTAACCCGCCGAGGGTAGACCAAGGAGATCTGGTTAAGTCCATAAAGGCTCTGGTTGGCCGCTTAGAGGCTTTCGTGGGGACCAATCAAAAGTACGGGCCACACCTAGAGTTTGGTACGCAGAACATGGAACCTCGCCCTTGGTTATTCCCAGCCTTTGAACGGCAGCGGAGAAACTTCGTAAACCGTCTGCGGGAGGCTATGCGATGAACGCAGAACTAGAGATACAGAAAGCCATCTATGATGTTCTGGCAAATGACTACACCCTATCTAATATGGTTACTGGTGTCTATGACTCCGTGCCGCAGGCAGAAGACGCAGGATCAGATGTAGCGTTTCCCTATGTAACGGTTGGCGATGACACGGCTCTGGACTGGGATACAGATACCAGCAACGGCAAAGAAGCGACTATTACGATTCATTCCTGGTCGCGCTATCGTGGACGAGCCGAGGTAAAAGAAATACAGGGCGCAATATATGAGGCTTTGCATCTAGCGAATATTCCGGTGCAGGGCTACAATCTAGTGGAATGTTGGTCGGAGTATTCGGAAACATTAGTAGACCCCGATGGCTTGACCAGGCATGGTGTACAGCGGTTCCGACTGATTATTGATAAGGAGATTTAACATGGCTGCGGCTTCTGGACGAGAACTAAAGATTCTCAAAAACAATGTGGTGATCGCTGGGGTCCGCACTAAGACCGTGGCCATCGCTGGTGCGCCTGTAGACATCACTTCTGATGACGACACGGGCTTTCGGACTATGCTCGATGAGGCCGGTACATATACCATTGACCTCTCTGTCGAAGGCGTGACCAAAGACCAGGCTCTTCTTGACATCATCGGCGCGGCTGGTTCCTATATGCTGACCGACATTACCGTTGAGTTTCCTGATGGCGCGAATATCTCGGGCGACTTCTTCTTGGCTTCCTTCGAGCAGTCTGGCGAATATGCAGATGCGGTGACCTTCTCCGCTTCGCTGCAATCCTCTGGCGCTTGGACTTACAACGCCAGCTAATGAATATATTCGAGGACGTATCTCTTACCTGGAATGGGGTCGAGCATAAGATAGAAGCAGGCAAGATTATGGGCGCGATTGCGGTAATAGAAGAAGTCGTGACCCTGCAAGAGCTTGCGGAATATGCAACAACTGGCAAGACCCCACTTAGTAAGTTAGCAATGGCGTTTGGTTCAGTTCTTAGGTACGCAGGAGCAAACGTCAAGGATGAGGAAGTGTATGCGGGGATGTTCCAAGGGGCGGGCCAAAACTCTGCAATCCAGAGTCTCTCGGTTCTTCTCTCGATGATGATTCCGCAGACGGTAGTAAAGACCCCAAAGGAAGAAGCCGCGCCAACGGGCGGCAGCAATTAGTCAAGGAGTCTTATAAGGTCGCCGTTGGTGCGTGGGGCATACAGCCTTCGGAGTTCTGGCGTATGCACCCAGCAGAGTTTTGGTGGCTGGTAGACGCAAGGTGTCCACCACAAGAGGACAAATGGGAATCTTTGTATAGGATGCTGACATGAGTGAGATCGGAGCGTTAAGCGTAAGAATTGGCGCAGACACCGCCGATCTACAAAAGGGTCTCAAAGACGCTGAGAAAGAAGTATCGAACTTCTCAAAGTATGTAAACGATGTTTCTAGTGATCTAAAAGTCTTTGCCGCTACCGCTGGGGTTGCCGCAGCCGCCGCAGCCGTAATGGGCAAAAGAGCAATAGACGCAGCGGACGCGTTTAATGACTTATCCGAACGAACCGGCATAAGCACCGCCTCTTTATCTAGGCTTGAGTATGCCGCTAGGTTTGCAGACCTTTCTCTTGGCGAACTACAGCAAGGGATCTTAGGCCTTACTAGAAATATGTCTGCTGCTCAAGCAGGCACAGGAGACGCTTACCAAGCCTTTAAAGCGTTAGAAATACAGTTTAAAAACACAGACGGATCTCTCAGGTCTACCGAGTCTTTGATCTTAGACCTTGCCGATAGATTCTCTACCCTGCAAAACGGAACAGACAAAACAGCATTAGCCATTCAGATATTCGGTAAAGCTGGGGCACAGATGATCCCGTTCCTAAACATGGGGCGGGACGGGATAAAAGATTTTGCAGACGAGCTAGAGTATTTTGGTGGCGTCGTAACTCCTGAGGCCGCTGCTCAAGCCGGAATCTTCAACGACAACCTTGATAGACTTAAAGCCGCTGCCGCCGGTGCTGCTCAACAGATGAGCCAGGCTCTACTGCCCACTTTGAATCAAATCTTAAATAGTTTATTGGCGATTAACAAAGTTCGCACAGAAAAAGGATTTTGGGCAACATTCTTTGGTCTTACAGAGCTTGGCCAACTTCTTTCTGGCGACGATAGTGTAGAAAAGCGTGTCGCCGAGATTATGAAGAAGTCGCAAGAAGCTCAACGCAAAGCAATAGAAGAAGCAAAAGCTCCAGGGCAAAAGTCAGCGCCACCCATTATCGTTTCTGCCGAGCAAGTAAAAAAAGAACGTGACTTAATGAATGAGCACGTTATTGCGTACTTAGAGATGCAGGAAAAGATTCGTGAGGAACAAGAGAGGTACAGAGAAAGATTGTCTCAGCAAGCCGAATCTGTAAGACAAGGATTGCTAGATGAGCGAACCGCAATCGTTGAAGACGAAGCAGAAAAAAGAAAGATCCTAGACGAAGCAAATGCGATGGACTTAATCGCAGACGAGGCTCACGCACAGGCAAGGATCGCTCTTGAGCAACAGACGCAAGATCGCTTAAACGAGATTCGCAAGCGCAGCATGACCGAGCTAGAGAAGTTCCAGCAGATGAGCTATGCAAACCAAGTCAAGACCGTCTCGCAATCGCTTATCCAGATGACTCAATCCGTTACCCGCGAAAGCCGAGCGATGTTCAACATCAATAAGGCAGCGAGTATTGCAAACGCCATCGTCTCCACTTATGAGGGCATAAACAAGGCTTTGGCTGCATACCCGCCACCCTTTTCTTTTGCTATGGCCGCAGCACAAGCCGCAGCCGGTTTTGCTAATGTTCGGGCAATATCCTCTCAGCAATTTGGATCTGCTTCTGCCGCGCCTTCTGTTAGTGCATCTACTCCTGTCGGCGCTACGGCAGTTTCGCCTGTTGGCGGCGGTGGAGGCGGTGGCGGTGGCGGTGGCGGTGGCCAAATGGTAACAATCAACCTCACAGGTGAAATATTTGGTCGTGAGCAAGTACGCGGTCTTATCGGACAAATAAACGAGGCCATCTCTGATGGTGCGGTACTGAGGTTGCAATGATCGTCATACAAAGCGGATACAGCCCTACCATACCTCTGACCCATTCTCGGATAGGGCATAGCACCATCACGCGCACAGGAACCGCTACGGCTTCTTCTACAGCCACAGGATTCTCTGCTAATGCACCGCTTAATGGTTTGACCTATGAATACTGGAAGCCGACTTCTCTGCCTGCAACATGGGCGGTAGATGCTGGAACCTCTACGGCGGTCAACTATTGCGGGATCGCCGCGCATACCTTGGGAAGCTCAAGCTCTACAGTAACGGTGCAGTATTCCACGGATAACTCTAGCTGGACGACCGTAGACTCTACGACTCCGACAGATGACTCGCCGATCTTCTTTCTCTTTGCTTCTGTCTCTGCTCGTTACTGGCGCATTTCTATCTCTGGTTCTGTTGCGCCTGCCATTGGCGTGATCTATTTCGGCACGAGTCTGGATATGCAGAGACCCTGCTTTTCTGGGCTTAACCCTATCAACTTCTCCCGCGAAACTGCTATTCGCACGAATCGCTCGGAGGGTGGTCAGTTCCTTGGGCGGTCAATCATTCGCCAAGGCTCAAGCATGAGCGTGGGCTTTCGGCATCTGGACTACTCTTGGTACAAGACGAACTTCGACCCGTTTGTAGAGGATGCTTTACGCTATCCGTTCTTCTTTGCATGGAGGCCGCAGGGTTACCCAGAGACGATTGGACTAGTTTGGACTACAGAGGACATAAAGCCCAGCACGATGGGTATAAGGGATCTGGTAGAGGTTTCTTTCGGCATGGTGGGGCTGGCAATTGAGTGAGACCACAGAGGGCCGTGAGCCATTTATCGCGGTACAGATCGACCAAGACTTCTGCACCCGCACCTACGGGGTAGCACCTTGCACCGCTGCAACACCAGGAAACAAATGCTTTAACACCCTAGCGACTTGCCAAGATCCAGCAAACTACGAGAAGGGCGAGCGCACTCTTTACTTCTGCAAGCCTGCCTCTAACATTCCCAAAGACAATCCATATATTCCGAGCGTTGCCTCGGTATCTACTGCGCCGACCAAGATTAACCCCACAAACCAAGATCGGAATAGTTCTCCGCTAGGCCAACGAGCAGCCACGACAATCGTATTCGATGACCATCCGCACTCAGACTTCCAGGTTGACCCTTATCTAGCAGATAGGAACTATGACCCGCTAGAGCGTGGAACCTTTTGGTCTAAGTGGGTCGCAAGGAATCCTTACTATCAGAATCGCCCGCTGCGGATCTACGAGCAATATGTAGGCGAGACCTTTGGCATAACCGTCGTAGGTAGTTCTAGCATCGGTTCTGTCTCAAGCGTGACCCTTAACCTTCCTTCTGGCTTGCAACAGGGTGACTTGGTTCTTTTATTTATAGGCGCAGACGGGAATACCCCCACATTGCCTAGCGGCTGGACTAACGTCAACACCTACACAATTGGATCTGAGTATGCGCGATTCGCATATAAAGTCATGGGCAGTACACCAGACACATCTATAACCGCAACAGCAACAGGGGCGAATGCGGCAGGATGTATCGCGCTCAGAGGCATCGATATAAATGACTTTTCTGTAGCGTCTGCGACTGGATCGTCAGGTATGCCTGACCCACCAAATCAAAGTACCGTATACCCTGGTGGGATATGCCTCGCGGTTGGCTTCTTAGATGATGACAACGTCGCAAGTACAACGACACCGCCCGCAGGATTCCAGACGGTTTTCAATGTCAACTCTGGAAGCTCTGGTCAGACATTGATGCTGGCTAGTAAGTTTCCTCTTGGCAATGCCGCGATAAACCCAAACGCCTTTGGTGGCACAGGTAATGACGAATGGGTTGCGCTCACGATAACTATCGGCGCTCTTACTAAGCCTCCGGTTCGTTCCTATTTTATAGATTCAGTCCAAGGGCCAGACTCTAATGGCCGCGTTCAAATCGTCGCTAAAGACCCGCTAAAGCTCGCAGACCGACAGAAGGCACAAGTCCCTGCTCCTAGTACGGGAACGCTACGGATCGCCATAAACACCACAGATACGACTATAGATATTGGTCTGTCGGTACTTGCTGATTACCCTGCGCCTGGCATCGTTCGTATAGATGACGAACTCATAACCTATACGACCTCTGCGATTGTCACCATAAGCAGCGTTGACTATGTGCGCCTCACCGGAGTAACTAGGGCGACAAATGGATCTATTGCGGACGATCACGATGCTGGAACGCTGGTGCAGATCTGTACCGAGTACGACGACGAGCCAATCTGGGATGTGATCTATGACCTTCTGACGACCTATGCAGGAATAGATGCCTCATTCATTCCTTACTCGGACTGGCAATCAGAAGGAACCGTCTGGCTTGCTCAGTTTAATGTGTCGGCAATCCTCTCGCAGCCTAAAGGCGTGGGTGAAGTCTTAGGCGAAATCCTCCAGCAAGTTCTCTTATACATCTGGTGGGATGAGCGCGACCAAGAGATCAAGCTCCGCGCCATTCGCCCGCTTATCGGTACGGCTCCAACCTTTACCGACGATGCCAACATCATCGAGAACACGGTTTCTCTGACAACTGACCCTAAGAATCGCGTGTCGCAAATCTGGGTGTACTGGGATCAGAACAACAAAGCAGAGGCGCTAGACAAAGAGAGTAACTTTAAAAAGCTACGGATTCGTGCTGATTTAGAGGCCGAAAGCGCAGAAAAGTATGGCGAGTCTAGGGTGCGAAAGATTTATGCCAGATGGATACAGAACGATGCCCAGGCGATAAACCTATCTGCTCGCCTGCTTGGTGCGTCTTTTGAGAACCCAAAGATCCTAAAACTACGGGTAGATGCCAAAGACCGCGCAGTCTGGACTGCTGACATTGTTGATATATTGCACAGGAATATAGTAGATTTCACAGGATCGCCAACGCTTGAGAGGTATCAAGTATTGAGCGTAGAGGAGGTTCTTCCAGGCGAGGTAGTGCAATATGAAATGCAGCGGTTTATCTTTAAGGGTACGCGCTTTGGCTTTTATATGGCCAGCAATGCGCCAACCTTTGCAAACGCTACACAACAAGAGAAAGACGGAAATGCGGCTTGGTATTCAGACGCAAACGGTTTAATGAGTGATGGATCATCAGGATGGGAGTATCAATAAATGGCAACGTGGACCAATGTATTAGATAGCAACCTAGAGCCAGGCGATCCTATACGCTCGGTAGACATCATTGCCATAAAGGACAACACGACAGCATTGGCAGAAGGCGCTAGTGGTGCGCCTGAGATATATCAGAAGGCAACATTGTTTTCTGCTAGGGCGCAAGTCTTCACTAGCAACGGAACATTTACGATTCCTACAGGGGTAGTGCGCTTAAAAGTTACTGTTGTTGGTGGGGGTGGCGCTGGTGCGAGTGGGGGCTTTTGCGGTTGTTTTGGAGGTTTTAGTGGCGGCGGTGGCGGTGCTGGTGGTGCTGCTATTAAATGGTTGACAGTTACAGCTGGAACTCTTGCGGTAACGGTTGGAGGTGCTGGTCAGACTTCTAGCGTAGCTTCAGGAACTCAATCTATAACGACGATTTCTGCTACAGCAGGAAGTGCCGGAACAAGCTCTGGGCCGGGCGGCGGTGGCGGTGCTGGTTCAAACGGAGATTTGAATATAGGAGGGGGCGGCGGCGGTGGTGGAGCAAGAAGTTTTAGTGCTGGTGGCGCATCCGGTGGGTCGTCTATATTCGGTGGTGGCGGCGCGTCAAGTGGCGTTGGGCGAGCTTATGGTGGGGGAGGAGGGGGTGGCCCGGCTGGTGGTGGAGCTGGTGGCGGAGGGGCCGCTGGCGTGGTTATTTTTGAATGGTGATAACTATGAAAGCACTTATAGCAACTAATGAACCTAGAGAAACAGGCTACCGTGTCGCACAGGTAGAGCCGCAAGAAACCTTCCATGCAGATATGCCTTTGTTCTGGATAGACTGCTCAGATGAGATTGTCGCTGATCAATACTGGTTCAACCCTGAGAACAATGAGTTCGTAAAGTTTGCAGAGTTTGAAATGCAGCCACAGCCACAAACGCAGGGAGCGCAAGACTTGTGAAAGGTATAGGTCCGTCTCACTCGTTTAACTATGACGGGGCGACGCTCAACATCTTCTACGCCAACGCAGGAGAAGGTCTACCTAAGCACGAACACAACTATTCTCATGCAACGATCTGCCTAGCTGGTGAGTGTGTAATCAGGAAAGAAGGAAAAGAAAAAAGAATAGATAAGAACTCTGGTGCGTTTAATTTGCTTGCAAAAGAGTGGCATGAGATTGAGGCTTTGGTTGATAATACGGTATTTGTAAATGTCTTTTCGGAAGGCAAATCATGAGTTACCCAAGCCTGCCAGATTTCAAACGGGGTGATACCTTTGCCCTGACTTGCACCTATAAGACAGATGGAGTCCCGACCTCTATAACGGGCTATACCATCCGTTCCCAGATTCGGCAGACCAATAAGACATTGGTGGCCACGCTGACCGCAACACCCGCAAACCAATCTACAGACCCAGGCGTTTTTACTCTTGCTCCCGATACCAGCACAGAAGACTGGCCAGTAGAGACTCTTGTTTGTGACATAGAAATAACCCAAGGCGGGTTTGTTCGCAGCACGAATACCTTTGCGGTTCCGATTGTCAGAGACATTACCTTGCCAGCGGGGTCGTGATGAATACCATAGAGATACAACAACAGAACACCGAGCTAACGGTAGAGCTAGGATTAAATGGCGCACCAGGACCCACCGGACCAACAGGGAATATCGGACCCACAGGGCCTACGGGACCTCAAGGACCAACCGGACCCACGGGAGCCGCGTCTACTGTTCCAGGTCCTACAGGGCCACAAGGCGTTACAGGGCCACAGGGTCCGACAGGAATACAAGGCCCAACAGGAATCCAAGGACCGACAGGACCGCAAGGCGCAACTGGAGTACAAGGCTTAACAGGACCTACTGGACCTACTGGACCGCAGGGGGTTATCGGACCTACAGGAAGCCAAGGACTAACTGGCCCAACAGGGCCTACAGGCCCGCAGGGAGTTATTGGACCTACTGGCACGCAAGGTGTAACGGGTCCGACAGGGCCGCAGGGGATAGTCGGTCCTACTGGTCCTACCCCTTGGACTTTGCCTGCTACAGTATATGACAATGGTGCATCTTATAATCTTGGTGCAGCAGTTATCTATGCAGGAGGCTACTACTATAGAACAGGTAACGCATTAAATCCTGGGTATCCTCCGACCCCAGGCTCTATTAACGCATCATGGACTCCTGTAGCCGACGGTGGCGCTACTGGACCTACAGGAAACATTGGACCCACAGGACCAACTGGATCAATAGGATTAACCGGCCCCACAGGCCCTACAGGCCCAACGGGACCGGCTTCTACAGTTCCAGGACCTACGGGGCCAGCCGGAGCTACGGGGCCGACAGGACCGGCAGGACCAACGGGTGCAGCATCTACCGTACCAGGCCCAACGGGTCCGTCTGGTAGCACAGGCCCGACTGGACCTACAGGATTACAAGGAAATGCTGGCCCGACTGGACCGGCGGGTGCAACCGGAGCGCAAGGACCGACAGGGCCGGCTGGAGCAACAGGCGCGGCAGGACCTACTGGACCCGCAGGACCAACAGGGTTACAGGGTCCGACAGGGTTACAAGGTCCCACAGGTGTAGCAGGGCCTACCGGCGCAACCGGACCCACAGGACCAGCAGGGCCAGGCTTGCCTACTGGCGGCTTGCCTGGTGAGTATCTCGTAAAGAATACAAGTACCAACTATGACTTGGTCTGGACTGATCGCGCTCACGCAAGCATATTAAAAGGCTATTGCAAGAACGTCTCTGGTGGAACCTTGCAAAAGGGTACGCCGGTTTATCAGGTAGGCATTTCTGGCTCTGGCTTCACAATAGAAGTAGACGTTGCAGACGCTTCTAATCCTGCCAAGATGCCTGCCATCGGAATATTAGGCGAGACGCTTGCCGACGATGCAGAAGGCGAGCTGATTCTGCTAGGAGAGATCCAAGGCGTAGCAACAACTGGATTTACTGCTGGCGACGATATTTACGTTGCCTCTGGTGGCGGCTATACCAATGTCATGCCGACGGCTACGGGTATCGAGGTTCAGTACCTTGGAATTATTACCAAGGTTTCGTCTACAAATGGCGGCGGCTATGTCTTAGGTACTGGTCAGAACGAGACCTTCCGCTACAACTCTGGAACAAGTAGCTTCCAGGGCTGGAATGGCACAGCGTGGACTGCGATTGCTGCGGCTGGAGCTGCTACAAAGCTCTTGGTAACAAATCGATCTGGTTCTATTATTGAGGTTCCGCTAACCAACGGATTCTTGGCTATCACGAATCGTAGCGGTGGCATAGTAAACGTGCCGGTTTCTTAACGAGGATTAAATCATGGCAAATAAGTACCCTTTAGTTTTAGACGGAACCTCGATTGAGGAACTACAGTCAGGCGATGCAGTCGCGGGTTTAATCATCGGCACAGATGTCCAAGCCTACGATGCTGGGTTGCAGTCTATTGCAGGGCTAACGACTGCCGCAGATAAGATGATCTATACCACCGCTTTGGATGTTTATGCGGTAACAGACCTGACTGCTGCTGGCCGAGCTTTGCTAGACGATGCAGACGCTTCTGCCCAGAGGACAACCCTCGGACTTGCTATTGGCACAAACGTGCAGGCATACGATCCTGGTCTGCAATCAATCGCAGGATTGACCACGACAGCAGACCGAATGATCTATACGACCGCATCAGATGTTTACGCGGTTACAACTCTTACCGCTGCCGGTCGAGCAATCTTAGACGATGCAGATGCAGCCGCACAACGCACTACGCTAGGGTTAGCAATCGGAACAAATGTGCAAGCGTATGACCCAGGTTTGCAGTCTATCGCTGGGCTTACTACCACAGCCGATAGAATGATTTACACGACGGCTTCTGATACGTATGCGGTGACGACCTTAACGGCTGCGGGTAGAGCGATTCTTGATGATGCTGACGCAACTGCTCAACGGGCAACTCTTGGCTTGGTGATTGGGACAGATGTCCAGGCTTATGACCCTGATACTGCCAAGCTAGATGTAGTGCAATCATTTACAGCGCAGCAAACTTTCAAAGAAGTCAAAGATACTGTCCACACCATTACCGATGGCGCTGCCTTTGAGATTGATCCTGCTAATGGTTCCATTCAAGTAGTCACACTCGGCGCAGATAGAACACCAGCGGCCACGAATTTTGAGGCTGGTCAGGTAGTGTTGCTTGGTATTAATGATGGCACTGGCTTTAATATTAACTGGTCAACGGTAAACCCAACATGGGTAAAGGCTGGCGGAACTGCATCAGCGCCTTCGCTGGCTACTACTGGGTTTACTTGGATTATGTTGTGGGAAGTTGGAACTACTATTTACGCTTCTGAGGTAGGCAAGCCATGAGCAACGTCTTAAAGATGGCTGCGGTTGGTGGTGCAGCGGTAGAGACTGACCCCAACTTCAAGCAAACAGTATTGTTATTGCACGGCGATGGCACGAACGGAGCGCAGAACAATACGTTCCTAGATGGCTCTACCAACAACTTCACCATTACCCGCAATGGCAACACCACCCAAGGCACGTTCGGTCCATTCAGTTTAGCAGCGGGGGAGTGGAGTAACTATTTTGATGGAAGTACGGGTTATCTTAGTGTTGCTGCACAGACAGCACTTGGAATGGGGGCTGGCGATTTTACTTATGAGGCGTTTATTTATGTAAACGAAATCATTGCCACTAATGCACTTGAGGCGTTATTTGATAATCGAGTGAGTAGTGCTGTCGGATGCGGTATTTATGTAAGTGCAAGCGGATATACTTCTAAATTAGTTTATGCCAACAATACAGCAATTTTAGGAGGATCAACTAATACAATACCGCCTTTTTCATGGACGCATATTGCAGTAACAAGAAGCGGAACTACCGTTAGGGGTTTTATAAACGGAGTGCTTGAATTTACAGTTACCGATTCAAGAACTTTTGCATCTAGCGCAGGGACGCTTATTGGTGCTGATACTGGTGGAAGATTCTTTCCTAGCGGATACATATCAAACGCACGTATAGTCAAAGG